AGGCAAAAACCGCATCTTGTTTGGGACGCGGGCGTTCAACGTCAAGCACGTTATCAATGTCGGCGAGCGTGACCGGTATCTGGAACTGCAGGCCGAGGAAGGGGTCGCCACCTGATGGCCAAGGCTGGGGCAAGAGTTTCCATAAGCGGCGTCGATAACCTGAAAAAAACACTCAGGGGATTTGACAAAGAAATTGACGATTCGTTAGAGCGTGCCATTAACATTGCTGCACAGACGATTCGCACACAGGCGATCAGGCTTATTAGCAAGGGTGCGCGGTCTGGTGTGAAATACACCCGGTATTTGCCCTATCGGACAGGGATCGCATCAGCCCAAGGTGAACCCCCAAAATCTGATACCGGCCGGCTGGTTGCGTCTATCGACGCGACGATAGACGCCGACAAGATGGGCGCGACAGTCGGGACGAACCTCGATTATGGGCTGTTCCTCGAAGTCGGCACCAGCAAAATGAGAGCCCGGCCTTGGCTAACTCCTGCCTTTGAGTTAACGCGACCGTCTAACATCAAGAGGTTTCAAAATGTCATCGCCACAGCGTCGAAAAAAGCCGCCCGAAGATGATTAGTATCCTAGCGAGGTCAACTTGTGCGCCTCGTCGCGCAGACGATAAGCCCAAGCAATGGCGGATTCCCTGTGATTTACAATATAATCGTTATCCATTTCCCACGTTGCTGCGTCAATGGGGTCTGTCCCGCCATGAATTGCGGCAATGGCAGCTGCTAACGGAGCGGAAAAAAATGTATCGGTCATCTGCTTCATCCCTTGTTGATTACTTATTATGCCAATAGTCTAAACCCCTTTTGTCCATATGTAAATAGTCCCGCACCTATTAGTTTTGAACGAGGTTTACCAATGTCAGCGAAAAAGCCGGTAAGAAAACTTAAACCCTTATCCTTTCGTAAGCCGACATCGTTAAGAAAGGCAGCGCCGTATCAGCCTGTTAAGGGCGCGACCATAGCGTTCTGCCTAACGGGCGGAGATTTCGTTGTGCGTGACGTATACGGCAATCTGGCGCGCACTCAACTTGATAGGAACGACCCATGATTCTCGTCAACGGAATACCGAACAGCGGAGCGCACGCGGTGATGTCGCTCATGGCCTCTTTTGGGATGGAGCGCATTCCGGGGATGCTCTTTGGCATGGACCCGCATCATCCGCCCCAGATCGGGGCGACGGTGGCCGACCCTGACATCGAGGGGCTTTGCTATTCCGCAATGAAGACGGACCGATATTTTCTGCAAGGCCGTGTGCTGTTCCAACACGCCAGTCTGATTGATGCGAAGGTGATATGGGTGCTTCGGCACCCGCGTAATGTTATCGTTTCGGGTGTGCGGCAGTTGAACCAAAGTGAGCCGAAAGTGTCTTTGGAGGAAGTGATAAGGCTACACAACCGCATCGGCATCGTTGGCACCTACCGGGCTTTCATGGGCTGGCGCGAGACGGCGATGGTGATCAGGTACGAGGACATCCCCCCGGAGTTTACGGAACCGCACCCGGCGCTGTATCAGGATTCGGCCAAGAACCTTGACACCTTCACGGGGAACCCTTCCGACTGGACGAGCGTCTGGACAGAGCAGGCCGATAAATGCTGGGCCGGAATGGGTGGGCCGGAACTGGAAGCCGAGCTTGGCTATGCAATATGATCTTTATCTGCCATATTGCGGGGACGGATTGAAAACGAGGTGAGCGATGGCACTTGGCGCATGGCCCCTTCAAAGAGCCCTGGTCGTCCTGCTGAAAGCCGACGCTGGTATAAAGGCGCTGGTCGGTGATCCTGCTCGCGTCTACGACGCGGTTCCCGAAAACACGCCGGTAACGTTCCCTTACATAGTAATAGATGATATGAACGTGTCCGATCTGTCATCTTTCGGGAGCCAGGACGGCGCGGTTTATCTGGTCGATATTGACTCGTGGTCGCGCTATCGCGGGCGCAAGAATGTCAGGGAAATTATGAGCGCGGTCCATACGGCGCTGCACAGAGTAACCTTGACAGTGACCGGGTTCACCCACGCGGGTTCAATGTTTGCGACTGAGGTTGATCTTGTAGAGGCTGACGGGCTAACCCGGCATGGTATCCAGCGTTTCCGAATCACGCTGCTGACAACGTAGGAGCGACAACATGGCCCAACTTATTTTGCAGAACAGCAAGCTGTACATCGCCGGGCATGATTTCAGCGGGGATATGAATGCGCTGTCTCTCGACTATGGAAGCGACCTTCAGGAAGATACCGCTTTCGGTGATGATACCCACAGCCGGGCCGGTGGCCTGAAAACTATTCTCGCCGCGCACGAGGGTTTCGTAAACTTGGCCGACGACGGCATCGACGAAACCCTGTTCGGTCTGATCGGGACAGCAGACACACCGACGATGATCTGCCCCATCGCGGGCGCCGAAAACGAACGCAGCTATATGTTTCTGGCGAACCATTCTGAATATAACCCGGGCGGCGCAGTCGGTGAAATGTTCCAGTTTGGTGTACGCGCCGAAGCCACGGGCGACCTTATCCAATCGACGGTGCTTCACAACGCCAGCAGGACATCGACAGCGGACGGCACCGGCCGAAACATCGGGGCCGTTTCCGCCAGCCAATTCCTCTACGCATCGATTCATGTATTCGCAGTATCCGGCACTTCCCCGACCCTCGACGTGATCCTTGAGAGCGATGCCGGTGACACTTGGACAGGGGACGAATCCACCCGGATCACATTTGCTGAGAAATCCGCTATCAGTGCGGAATGGGCCACCCCTGTAGCCGGAGAGATTACCGACGCATGGTGGCGCATCGGCTGGACAATCGGCGGTACTGACACACCCACGTTTGGCTTCATCGTTTCGATGGGCATTCAATAACAGGAGAAATCACATGGCCCAACTTGTCCTTACTGACGCGTCTGTGACGATCAATTCCGTCGATCTAAGCGATCACGTCAAATCCGTCACTCTCAATTACTCCGCCGACATGAACGACGATTCCGCGATGGGCGACACGACCCATTCCCGGATCGGCGGTCTGAAAGATTGGTCGCTGGATATTGAGTTCCAGCAGGATTATGCGTCCAGTAAAGTTGATGCGACCCTGTTCCCGCTGGTCGGCTCAACCTTCACCGTGATTGTGATTCCGGTCAATGACACGGTCACGGCGACGAATCCCTCGTTCAGCGGAACGGGCATTCTCGAATCCTATCCCCCGATTGCGGGCGCTGTGGGCGACGAAGCCCTTGCCAGCGTGACAATCCAATCCGCCGGAACCCTTGCCCGTAACACTTAATAAGGAGTCAAAATCGTGTTGCTCAACAAAGAGAAAATCCTCGCCGCTGCCGACAAACCAACCAAGCGTGTTAATGTCCCAGAGTGGGGCGGCCACGTTTTCGTGCGTACCATGTCGGCGGGCGAGCGCGATGCCTACGAGGCCGAAACCTACGACCTGAGCAAAGGCGGCAAATCCAACGACGCAAAAACCATGATGGCTAACGCGCGGGCGCGCCTGCTCGTGCGTACCCTCGTGGACGAGGAAGGAACCCGCTTGTTCGAGGACTCGGACGTCGAAGCCCTCGGCCAGAAAAGCGGTCAAATCGTGGATCGTGTTTTCACTGTCGCCAGTAAGTTGAACGGCCTGAGCGCCGCCGACGTGGATGAACTGGTGGGAAACTCGAAAAGCGGCCCAACAGAAAAGCGGTCTTTGAAATCTGCCAAAGAATAGGCGGAATGACCGTCGAAGAAATGCTGGGTCGCATGAGCAGCCGAGAGTTGGCGGAATGGTTCGCACTGTTTCGGATCGAGGCGAAGGAAGCAAAACAGCAATACCTTAATGCGAAGGCAGCCGCCGCCGGGAGAAAATAATGGCTACAATAGCAACTCTCATGGTGCGGATCGAGGGCAACGAGAAGCCTTTGAAAAAGTCGATGAAGGCTGCCGAGCGGTCGGCGACCACAATGGCAACCCGAATGAAAAGGGTTTCCAAGGACGTGGCCGCTTCGTTCGCTCGGATGGCCAAGGGCGTCAATCTGTTCAAGGTCGGTCTTGTCGCGGTGGCCGGTTTTACCGCGCTCGGCCTTCTGGTGAAAAAGACCCTGGCCACAGCCGACGCCATTACCAAGACAGCGGATAAGATCGGCATCGCCACCGACACACTGCAAGAGTTCAGATTTGCGGCTGGTATCTCTGGCGTGTCCGTCGGGATGATGGATAATAGCCTTGCCAAGTTCAGCAAGAACATGGGCGAGTTGGGCCTGACCAGTTCGACAACGCAGACCGCCCTAAAGGACTTGGACAAGACTCTTCTGGCCGATTTGAGGGCCACGTCTGATTTTAATACTCAGTTGGATCTCGCTTTCAAGGCTCTCGCCAATGTGGAAGACCATTCGAAGCGAGCGGCTGTCGCTGTGGCCTTATTCGGTCGTTCGGGCCAAGGCATTCTGAACCTCGTTGGCCACGTCGAGCGCCTGCGCCAAGTATCCCGAGACATCAAAGTCATCGTCCCTGAGAATCTGCTTCGTGATGCGGCTCGAGCCAACGATCAGATGTCTATGCTGGCCCAGATACTTGGTGCGAAACTGAGCATAGCCATTCTAAAAAACGCCGACGCCATCGCCAACTTCACAGAACGGCTGATTGAGGCCATTCCCGCTATAACCAGGGGTGCAGAAGAGTTCGCCAGGTTCATTGGTTTGCTGGATGAAACAGACGCGAGCAAGGTCAATCGAGAACTAGGGGAAGTCGCTGACAGAATCTCTGATGTTGGCCGCCAACTTCGGGACTTGCAGACGGGCGGCATGGCACTCGGCATGTCAAAATTCTTTAATGGCGCCGAAGCCCAAAGTTTGATGGGTGGCCTTAAACAAGAATTGATCGACCTGAAAGCCCGCCACGCTGAACTGATGCAGCAGATTGCGACAAAACCAGCTCCGTTGCCGTCACTCGGCGTGCAGCAACCGGGCCTTCGTGTCGAAATACCCGGCAACCTGGCTAATACTGCGGCCCTGATTAAATCGCGGGAAAACACAGAAGCCTTCAAGGCATCAATGGCCGAGGCGGGGAAGGCTCTGACGACTGAAATGCTCACGCCGACAGAGGCGTATTCGGCGCGAATCAGGGAACTGAATGCGATGGTCGAGGCCGGGGCCATCACCAACGAAACCTATGCCCGTTCCGTCAGCCGCGCCCAAGATGAGCTGATTAAATCGCGGGAAAACACAGAAGCCTTCAAGGCATCCATGGTCGAGGCGGGGAAGGCTCTGACGACTGAAATGCTCACGCCGACAGAGGCGTATTCGGCGCGAATCAGGGAACTAAACGCGCTGGTCGAGGCCGGGGCTATTGGAAACGAAACCTATGCCCGTTCCGTCAGCCGCGCCCAAGATGAGCTGGCGACTGCTGCTGCTGCGACCGACCAACTGACTGCTTCTCAGGAACGGCTCGCCAGCGTAGCAGACAGCACCTTCGACCGGATTATCGCCGGGGCTTCGTCTGCATCCGAGATTCTGCGGGCGCTGGCGATTGATATGGGGAAAGCCCTGCTGCTCAATTTGTCCGGTGGCAAGTCCTTTGGGCAACTTCTGGTCGGTGGGATTAGCGACCTGTTCCCTGGTAAAGCTGCTGGCGGTCCTGTCCAAAGCAATCAGCCCTACGTCGTCGGAGAGAAGGGGCCAGAGCTTATGGTGCCGGGTGCTTCTGGCTCTATCGTCCCGAATAATAAGCTGGGCGGTACTGGCGGTGGAGGGACAACCATCGTGCAGAACTTTAATATTTCAACCGGCGTGGCACCAACGGTTCGCTCGGAAATTATGAATCTGATGCCAGTTATTAAGGCAGAGGTGAAACAGTCTATCATGGCCGACCAGACACGCGGCGGCCCCTTATTTGCAAAGAGGTGATCTATGGCTGTTTCATATCCCCTAACAATGCCAGCCGGACTCCAATCTGCCCGTTTTGAACTGCTATCCAATACGGC